AGAAAATTCCTCTAGAAAAAGCTCAAGAATATTGCCGAAGTATTTTAGAGAAAAGAAAAAAAGAAAAAGGTTTACGTTACACCCCTACTCAAGTAGAGCTAAGAACGTTAACTATTCCTCCTATTTCTTATTATGAAACTATTTTTGATAGTTACTATGGCCTTTGCAAAGAGATAGGATATAAAAATAAATTTAAGAAGGTTCCGGTTAAGAAAGACTATAAAGAAACATATTCTAAGGATCATTTAATTTATATAGATTCTCGAGAACAAAACCCTTTAAGGATTAACGATTTCCCCACAGAAGTAAAAGGTTTGAAATTTGGAGATTATTGTTTAAATGATAAAGATAAAACTCACAATACTTATATAGAAAGAAAATCTGTACCCGATTTAATAGGAACGTTAAGCTCAGGGTTGGAGAGATTTAAAAATGAAATAAATAGAGCGGCAGAAGAAGACGCTTATATGGTTATTTTAATAGAACGAAAACTAGATGAGTGTTTAGCTTTTAATAGATTGCCTTATGTTTATAAAAAAAATACTAGAGTTACTCCTGATTTTATTTTTCATAATGTAAGGGATTTAATTCAAGAATTCTCACACATACAGTTTCTTTTTGTAGATGGACGAAAAGAGTGTGTGAGGATAATAAAAAAACTTTTGCTATCAGATGTTTTAAAAGAAAAATATGATTTGCAATTGGCGTACGATTTAAAATTATTATAATGTGGTACTGTCCTGAAAAATATTCTAAACCCGTCCCTAATTTAAATGAAGAGCTTCTTAATCTAAAAGGGGAACTACCTGATCGTCAAGCTAAAATTACTTTAGCTAAATTCATGCGTTCTAATTTAGGTTTTTCTACAGAACTTTTATCAGGCATTAAGTTAGCCCTTTATCAAGAAATAACACTAAAGGCTTTTTTTAATAGAAACTTTAGTATGTGCGTTTGGGGTCGCGGATGTGGTAAGAGTTTTATTGCTGCTGTTTATTGTTTTCTTCAGTGTATTTTTGAACCACGAACAAAGATATTAATTGCTGGTCCAACTTTTCGTACAGCTAGGTTTATTTTTAACAACCTAGAAAAAATAGTTGAATCGAAAGAAGCTCAAATGTTAGCCCATGCTTTTGGCGCTAAATCTAAACGCAACGATCAGTTTGAATGGAAAATAAATGAAGGCACTATTACAGCTATTCCTTTAAGCGGTGAAAAAATTCGAGGATTCCGTGCTAATATTTTGGTATTAGACGAGTTCCTCCTCTTACCCGAAGAAACAATTAAAAGTGTTCTTATGCCATTTTTGGTCGCTCCTCAAGACATGGCAGAAAGGATTAAGATAAGGGAAATGGAAGATGATTTAATTAAAAAAGGACAGATGCAAGAAAAGGATAGAGTCCAGTTTACAAATAATTCCAAAATGATAGCTTTATCTTCTGCTAGCTTTAGCTTTGAAAACCTTTTTAAAACTTATAAAGAATGGATGAATAACATCTACTCGGAAGAAATACAGCAATCTAATTATTTTATATCTCAAATGGGTTTTAATTCTATTCCTCCGGACATGATTGATAGAACAGTAATTGAAGAAGCTCAGGCTGGTGGTTCATCTAATTCTTCTTTTCAGCGGGAATATTGTGCTCAATTTACGGATGGAAGCGATAGTTATTTTAGCGCAAAGAAAATGCACAATTGCACCATACCTGATGGAGAAAAGCAACATACTTTAATTAAAGGGGATCCTGAAAAAAAATATATTTTAGCGATTGATCCAAGTTTTAGCAATAGCCCTAGTTCTGATTATTTTGCTATGTCTGTTTTAGAGCTAGATGAAGATAAAGGTAATGAATCTACTTTAGTTCATGCTTATGCCGTTGCTGGAGGTGATTTAAAAGATCATATTAAATATCTGTATTATTTAATGACCAGTTTTAAAATAGAGCTTTTGATTATAGATAATGCTGGATATCAATTTATTGATAGCGCTAATGAATCCGAATTATTCAGAGACGCACGTATAGATTTAAAGTTTTTCGATTTTAATAGTGACAAGAATGGAAATGATTATCAACAAATGCTTCTTAAGGCAAAAAGTCAATATAATGTAAAAGAAAATGTAATTTGCTTTAAACAACTTTTTTCTAGCGCATTTCTAAGGGAAGCTAATGAGTATTTGCAAGCCTCAATAGATCATAAAAGAATATGGTTCGCTTCACGTACCGCTGCATGTGGTAGTTTTTTTGACAAAGCTTCTGCTCAAGCAGTTCCTATTAAATTGATGCCTTATGAAAACAAAGGCGATTTAATAGAATTTCAAGATGATATAATTTACCAGACAAAAAAACAATGCGCTCTTGTAGAAGTTAAGACTACCGCTAAAGGTATGCAGACATTCGATCTTCCGCAGCATCTAAAAAGAAGCACTTCGGTTAATAGAGCTAGAAAAGATAATTACACCACTTTAATGTTAGGAAACTGGGGAATTAAAGCTTATAATGATCTTAAAAATACGAAGGTGGAACAAATTAGTAACACTTTTACTCCCAGAATGCTAGGTTAAGTGTAAATTTAAAGTAAATTATGGCTGTAAGGAAGAAAACGGAACAAGGTGCGGAACCTCTGATGGCGATGAATGAAGCTAAGGCTTCTCAGACGAGGACTCGCAGGAACGCTGCTGCTGATATACCCAGAACAGATAGGTTTAGGAATATTGATAACGGCATGATTCCGTTTAAATATTCTCACGGAGTTAACAATAACTCTAATATTGACGTTAGAGATACTATCATTCTGTGCCAAAAAGCATATTACAACTTCTCGGTTTTTCGAAACACTATAGATCTAATGACAGAATTCTCTATCAGTGATCTTTACTATACTGGGGGCAGTAAAAAGTCAAGGGAGTTTTTTGAGACTTTATTTAAAAAAATAAATATTGATGATTTACAAAGCAGGTTTTTCCGGGAGTATTACCGATCGGGAAATGTCTTTATGTACAGGTTTAATGCCAAAATGGAGAAATCTGATGCGTTTAAAATAAATCAAACTTTTGGTATAAGCCAAGCTTCTGAAGATTTAGAAATTCCAGCAAAATATATTATTTTAAATCCTTCCGACATACAGCTTCAAGGGAGTATTACCTTTAGCACAGGCGTTTATTACAAAGTAGTAACCGATTATGAATTGCAGCTTTTAAGGCATCCTCAAACGGAAGACCAACAAGAAGTCTTTGATAGCTTGCCACAAGAGACTAAGAATTTAATAAATGATTCAAAAGGTGTAGGAATGAGTGCTGTAACTATTCCTTTAAATACTGACAAACTTATTGCTGTTTTTTACAAAAAGCAGGATTACGAGCCTTTTGCGGTCCCTATGGGGTATCCAGTCTTGGAAGACATAAACTGGAAGCAGGAGATGAAACAGATGGATATGGCGGTGGCTAGGACTACTAACCAAGCCATCCTTCTTGTCACGATGGGGTCTAAGCCCGAAGATGGAGGAGTTAACCAAAAGAATTTAATGGCTATGCAGAAGCTATTTGAGAATGAATCTGTAGGTCGAGTTCTTATTTCTGACTATACTACCGATGCTAAATTTGTAATACCGGACATTGCTAATATTCTTGATTCAAAAAAATATGAGGTGGTTAATCAGGATATTCAAATGGGTCTTAATAATATCCTATTGAGTGACGAAAAATTTGCAAATACTAGTATAAAAGTTCAAGTCTTCATGGAAAGACTAAAACAGGGCCGCAGGGTATTTCTTGAAAACTTTTTGATGCCTGAAATTAGAAGGGTATCTAAAGAAATGGGATTTAAAAATTATCCTAATGCTCATTTTGAAGATGTAGATCTGAGGGATAATTCGGTATACTCAAGAATTTATAGCAGATTAATAGAGCTTGGGGTTCTTACTCCAGAAGAAGGTGTTCAAGCTATCGAGTCTGGAAGGTTCCCAACAGAAGAAGAATCTATTGAGTCTCAACGCAAATTTAAAGAACTTAGAAATGAAGGGCTTTACGCTCCGATTATTGGAGGAGCGAAAGGTCCGCAAATGAACGGAAGGCCTGCAGGTTCTAATACCCCCAAAGAGACGGATACTAAAACTCCTGTCGGTACTAAAGCTTCTCTTAATTTTAGTTTATCTAAAATACAAGAAAACTTAAACCTCTCTGATAAATTAAATCTCGAGGTTGAAGCTTCATTAAGGCAGATACATAATAGAAAGAGGCTTAGTAAACAGCAAAAAGAGATCGCTCGAGAGATAACAAATATTGTTATAGCTAATGAGGACCCTGAAAGTTGGTTAGCTAAAGCTGGACGTTATGCTGCTGAACCTACAGACAGGAATCACGAAAGGGTTAAAAAAATTCAAGATGTAGCTTTAGATCATCAAGTTGATGATTTCTTAGCTGGAATACTTTATGCAAGCGTTTACCAAGGAGATGTATAATGTCGAAGCCAACTGTAATTTACAATTGTCAAGCTTTATTCCTAGGGCCTGCGCCGGAAAGCGGTAAAAATTTTTTTAATTATTACGAAATTTCACCGGTAAACGACGACTCTAATTTAGTTCAAAAAATCAACAGGTTGAATCCTATAGATAGGGTTCAATCTGTTTCTTATTCCATAAATGTACCATATACCGATATAACTCAAATTAATCAACGAGGCCTAGTTGATAGGCCAATAATTAATTATCCTACCGTTGATTTAAATTTTAATTACTTATTATGTGGAACGAAGAATGAAGCACGGCTTGGTCTTAATGTAAATTACCCTTTATATAACTTTCCTTTTAGTGGAGAATCTTATTATCCAAATAATGATCAAGTCTCTCTTTTATCAGGATTTTTCAATCCAAGTAAAAATGACCCAGCTAAAAAAGTTTGGGAAGACTTTACTTTAAACAATTACAGAGATGGAAAAAATATATATGTGGTAGTTAACCAAGAAGGTAATGATTTATATGGTCGTCAATTTAAAGAAGATTTTACTCAACCTGACGAGTACCAATCTATAGATCCAAATTCTCCAGATTATCACGTTATAGGGTTTGGTAACTGTTACCTTAATTCTTATTCAACAAGTGCTGCGGTAGGAGGGTTTCCTTCTGCTTCTGTTTCCTATACAGCTTATAATGCTTCTTTCACTATGAGCGGAAGTGGTTTTCAAGCGCCGGGAATAGAGACAAAAAGTGGAACAATAAGTCCTGAACGAGAAGTTGTTATACCAAAAACACTAGCTGAAGAAGGATATTCCGCTCTTAAACCCGGAGACATAACTTTGACAACAGATTCTTTTTCGGGGCTTGGAGTGGATTTTGATAAGCTTCACATACAGGGATATAGTATTTCGATGGATTTGAATCGCCAAGAGTTAAATAATTTAGGTTATAAATTCCCTGTCGATAATAGAGCTACGAGTTCGGTGTACGCTAATCTTTCTATCGAAGCTTTAGTGCAATCAGGAAATAGCGGGACTCTTGTTGATTTGATTTCTATAAATAGCGGATATGACTTTACAATTAAAGTCGATCCGCATAGTTGTGGGAAACCCACCTTAGCTCCTATTAACGCGGGCAAGATCCCTATAAACACTCAAGAAGAGGCTTTACGTTATACTTTCAAGGGCGCTAAACTTTTAAATTTTTCATATAATGCTTCTATAGGACCTAATAAAACTTTTACTGCAGATTTTAACGTAGAGATAAACCCAGATAATCGAACGAATGGACTTTTTATAAGCGGGGTTTTGGGTATGGAAAAAGTTGAAGATTTTATCCTTTTGGAAGGGGATAATAATGATGGGTTTTATTTACAGCAAGAAAACGATACTCTATTGGTAACAAATCTACTCCCGCCATACTAAAAGAGTGTATATTAATATAAGGTTTAAGGTAAAATGGCAAACAAAAAAATATCTCAATTAGTTGGAATGGGTGCAAATGAAGCCGTCAGCGGCTTTTATCTTCTCCCTGTTGGAGCAGGGCCTTCTACTGGTCCTTACACTACTAAAAAAATTACCACTAAAGAATTAGCGGATTTTATATTTACAGGAGACAATACAACGTACGTTGGATTTCCTGCCGACACACTTTCAGGAGTTAACAAAGACATTTATTTTAATAATAATGACGCTAATTGGTCTACTGCTTCTAATGTCGTAACTCAAAATCCATATCTACAAGTGAGAGCTTCTGATGGATTGTTAGTAACAGGTAGTGGTATTGGAGCTGCGGTAGGTGGAGATAATATGGGGAATTGTACAGCTACTACTACTGTAAACATGCAGAATAATAATATCGAGAGTATTGGTGCTAGAATGAATTTTCAAGATGGAGGAAATATAAATAGTACTGTTGCCCAACTAGAAATAGAGAACCCTACCAAACTTAATTTAAATAGCAATGCAGAAGTAGAAATAAATTCATCTACTTTAATAGATATTAATGGCACCACAAGTTTAGGTGGAAATGTTACAGTTGAACCTACTTTTGATTTAACTGTAGAAGATATAATTATACAAAAAACTTCAAGGCATAATGTACATACTGCGACGACTGCGTTAAACTGGAGCAATAGTAATGTCCAAAAAGTTACAACTAGCTCTAGTGATACTTACGAATTTAGTAATGCTCTTCATGGTCAAACTTTAACAATGTATGTTAAAAATGGTCATACATCAGCTATAACTCCTTCGTTTACTTCAGGGACTTATGTAAAGTGGGGAGGTACAGGGGGGCCTCCTCATATTGATACCGCTAGAACAAATGTATATACATTTATTTGTTACAATGAAGCTATATTTGCTTCGGCAATTACAGGATACGTATTGTAATGTCACTTAATTTTCCAACTGCCTTTTGGAAGGATAGCAATCCAAGCGATAGTAGCGATGAAGTTGATATCGATTGGAATCTTTATCTTTATTATACCCCAAATGGTAATATAGGGGCTGGCGAAGTTATTTCTAGTATTGCACCTTCTTTCTCAGAGATAACTAGCGCCCATCCGTATACGGTAGAGGGACAAGATTATTATCTTGCATACCCCGAGACTACCACTTCAAGTGAATACAGTAGTTTTTTTGGATGGCTCTTAACTGGTTATGATCAAAATGATTTATCAGATTTTCATAGGGCTAATCCTTGGATCTTAGATGATAACGGTAAAGAGTTAAATTTATTTTTCGAATCTGACCAAGGAACTCTACAGGACCTTAATAGACAGAATAATTACGATACTGAAACTAACACGAGGTTTTATCAAGATACTTTCAATAAATTTATTCAAAGCGGATACGCTGAAGGATCTTTTACATTAACATCTGCTTCGAACTTATCAATTACAGTTTCGGGACTGGGAGAAAAAAATGCAACAGATTTTGAAAAAATGCATTTAGCAGTAGACGATGTCCATATATGCAAAGGAGAGTCTCCCGGTGGAGGAACTTCGACTAACGGTTGGGACATGAATCAGGTTAAGCTATTTAATTCGGCCGGAACCCAAACGCCTAACCCGGCTCCTAACCGAGTTGCGGGAACTTACGTTGACCAAGATAATAGAAGAGACTATACGACTGCAGGAGGGCAAGCGACTTTTACTACTCCAGCCAATCCATTGCAAAATATGGATGCTGGGAAACACACTATAAAAATATATTTCAACACTAATGATGGATTATATAACAGTGGAGCTTTTTACGGATTTAAATTTAATTTTTCATAGTTATGGCAATCACAAGATACGCAGGAGATAGATTTACAATAGGAGCGGGGGAAACTAAACCTACCGGGGTTCTTGATGGCGCGGTGCTTATCGATACTGGTAATCTAGAGCTATATATTAAAAGGAACGGCGCTTGGGTTGAGGTTACTGGAGCTGGAGGCGGTAATTTAATAGCAACAGGAGCAATAGTTGATGAGATTAGTGGGAACTTAATTATAACGGGTCAAACGCTACAAACGCAGATAACTAGCAATGATTCTGATATTAGCACATTGGATTCTACTACAGTTAAGTTGACAACTAATCAGAGTATAGCTGGAAATAAAATTTTTACTAACGATGTTACCATAAACAACTTAACAGTTACGGGAACAGAGACTATTATTAATGTAGAGAATCTCGCAATCAAAGACAATATAATTGAAATTAACAGCGGCGAAAGTGGAGCTGGGATTAGTAAAATTTCTGGAGGTATTGTAATTGACCGAGGAACCGCAACTAACGCAAATATTTTATATAATGATACTAATGACAGATTTGAGTTGAACTTCCCTCTTGCTGTAGAAGGCGAAGTAGTAGCAACCGCATCTAATTTAATTACTACTGGGCAAACCCTGCAAACTCAGATTACAAGCAATGATTCTGATATATCAACACTTACGTCAAATCTGGTTACTACGGGTCAGACACTTCAAACTCAGATTACAAATAATGATAGTGATATCTCTACGTTAACTACGAACTTAGGGACTACTGGACAGACTTTACAGACGCAGATCACAAATAATGATAGTGATATCTCTACTCTTACTAGCAATCTTGTTACTACTGGTCAGACGTTAACTACTAACATCAATACTGTTTCGAGTAATTTAGTGTCGACAGGAGCAGTAGTGGATGACATTAGTGGAAATCTCATTACTACCGGTCAAACGCTACAAACGCAGATAACTAGCAATGACTCTGACATCGCAACATTGACCAGTAACTTGGTCACGACGGGTCAGACAGTAACAGATAATTTAATTGCTACTGGAGCGATAGTGGACGACATTAGCGGTAATCTCATTACTACTGGTCAAACTCTTACTAACGAAATAGCTACTGTTTCTGGTTTAGTGACTACAGGTACGCTTAATGGTTCCGGTGTTACTAATTATGTAGCTCGTTGGGTCGATGGAAATACTTTAACTTCAGGGGTATTGGTTGATAATGGAACTAATGTTGGCATAAATGTACCTAGCCCTAATTATCCGCTTGAGATATCTTCTTCTGATAACGCTACTATAAGAATTGAGGACACTACAAATGCCAGTAAATTAGATTTAAGAGCTGAAGACTCTGCAGTTTTAATTAGATCAACTTCTAATTTCCCAATGAAGTTTGATGTTAATCAAACTGAAAGGATGAGGATAGACACCGCAGGCAATGTTGGTATAGGCACAAATGATCCACTTGGAAAATTAGTAGTAAAAGCTGCTATACCAACGGTTTATGCGGGGGTTACTCCTGACATCTCTAGCTCATTAATAAGTATAGCTAATCTTCAAGCTAGCGAAACAACAAATGATCAGGCTCAACTTCAATTCAATGTAACTGGTGGTTCATATAATAGAGTAGGTTCTATAGGTTTAATAGCAGAGTCTGCTAGTAATAGAAAAGGCGCTTTAGTATTTACTACGGATGACGCAGGTACCAGAACGGAAAAAATGCGTATTGCTGGTGATGGTAATGTTGGCATAGGTGTAGCTGATCCGAAGCAAACGGTGCATATTGGCAAGTCAGCATCAAATGCCCTTGGCCCAGTGTTGATGCTGGATAATACAGCAGGGGGTTCCACCGATTCTTCAGCTATTATTTTTGCGTCGGGTGGAGATACTTACCAGCGAGCTAAGATTGTATCCACGGTAGAAGGCGCATCCGCATATTTAGGTAATTTAGGCTTCTATACAGGACGTTCAGATACGACTGGGGTAACTGAAAAAGTAAGAATCACTGGTAGTGGGCAACTATTAATATCAGATGGTCTTGTTGGAACGCCGTCACTTTCATTTATAAATGACACTGACACGGGAATGTGGAGACCCGGGGTTAATCAGTTACGCTTAGTGACAGGCGGTACAGACGCTATCATAATTGATTCATCTCAACATGTTGGTGTAGGTATTGTTCCTCTAGCTAAATTTGAGGTAGACCTTAATCAGACCAGTGGGACTTTAGTCGCAGATAATTATGCTCATTTCGGAGGTCAGCATCATACCAACGGGTCTGTGATGGGTATAACGCTAGGCTATAGAGAAGCAAATTTACTTTATCGTAAAGTTGGTATTGTCGCCCGAGGTTTAGGGGATAATGCAGCTCGTCAAGATCTCGATTTTTTAGTTAGTACTGTTAATAGCTCTACAAGTGTTACACCAGCTGACGCTAAATTAACAATTAGCGGCTTAACTGGGAATGTCGGTATAGGTACAGTAAGTCCATCTGCCGGACTTCATGTTCTTAATTCTGCAGAGCCTACAGTCTTGTTTGAGAGTACTAATGCCGGAAGTAGTGGTTCCAGATTACAATTGTACCATAATTCTGCATCTCCAGCCGATAACGACGTACTTTCTAATATTCAAATAACTGGCAAGGATTCCGGTGGAACTAAACGATACGCAGCTCTTATACAAACAATAGCGGCAGATGTTAATGCGTCTTCTGTTGATGGAGACATTAGATTTTTAACCTACAAGGCAGATGTACCTTCAGAAGTTATGAGAATAACTCATGACGCTAGTGTTGGTATAGGTGTAGCTGATCCGAAGCAAACGGTGCATATTGGCAAGTCAGCATCAAATGCCCTTGGCCCAGTGTTGATGCTGGATAATATAGCAGGGGGTTCCACCGATTCTTCAGCTATTATTTTTGCGTCGGGTGGAGATACTTACCAGCGAGCTAAGATTGTATCCACGGTAGAAGGCGCATCCGCATATTTAGGTAATCTAGGCTTCTATACAGGACGTTCAGATACGACTGGAGTAACTGAAAAAATGCGTATTACTGGTGCTGGTAAAGTTGGTATAGGTACAGCAAGTCCGGGTTCTAAACTTCACGTAATTGAAGCAGATACTGGCGAGGCATTCAGGATAGACGGAGCTAGTAGTGGGTTCGCAATGATTGTTGAGGGCGGGACTAGTTACAAAACTAGAATGCGAGGAGGAG